GTGGCCCCATCAAGAACGATTGGACTGTGAGGCTTGTAGATGCCAGAGATGACACTACCGGCTAAACTGAAGCGACTGATAACCACCCCCAAGCGATTCAAGATATTGATCGGGGGCAGGGGATCAGGCAAGAGCCAATCAGTTGGCGACATCTGTTTGATGGATGCCCAAACCAAAGGAATCAAGACTGCCTGCTTTAGAGAGTACCAAATCACAATGGATGATTCGGTGCTCTCGCTGCTGTCTGGCGAAATAGAAAGGCTTGCGCTGTCTGGATTCAATGTACAGGCGAATGCGATACAGTACCGGGGCGAGGATGCGTTCAAGTTCCGAGGGCTAGCAAGGAATCCAGAGGGCATCAAGTCGATGTATGGCTTTAAGAGATTCTGGGTAGAGGAAGCCCAGACAATCAGCCAGGACAGTCTGAAGGCTCTGACGCCTACGCTCAGATCAGATGACTCTGAAATCTGGATGACCGCTAACCCAAGAAGTATTGCTGACCCGTTCAGCCAGAGGTTCATCAAACCTTTCGAGAAGCAGCTTCGATCTGATGGCTATTACGAAGATGATATGCACCTGATCATCTGGATCAACTACAACGACAATCCCTTTTTCCCGGCAGTGCTTGAGCAGGAGAGAGCCTACGATCAAGCCAACTTATCCACAGCTTTATACCGGCACATCTGGCTTGGCGAGTTTTACGACGAAGTAGAAGACACGATTATTCCGGTGGACTGGTTTGAAGCCGCAATCGATTCTCACGTTAAGCTCGGCTGGAAGGGTGAAGGCGCTATCATAGCCAGCCACGATCCCAGCGACACTGGAGGCGACTCTAAAGGTTACGCAGTGCGTCATGGCAACGTCGTGCTTAACGTGTCTGAGAAGGTCACAGGCGAGTCAGCAGACGGCATGGATTGGGCGCTTGATCTTGCATTGGCTGACAGAGCAGACTATTTTGTGTGGGATTGCGACGGCCTGGGCGTCAGCCTTAAGCGTCAGGTGGATGCGGCGCTGGAGAACAAGAAGATTGAATACGTTATGTACAAAGGCTCAGAGTCGCCAGAGGATGCAGATGTCCCATACTCAGATGGCGGTACTCAGAGGGCCAAGAGCAATCGAGAGACGTTTGCCAACAAGCGGGCACAGTATTACTGGAGACTTAGAGACAGGTTCGAGGCGACATACCGGGCGGTAACAAAGGGGCAGTACATTAACCCCGATGAGATGATCAGCCTATCATCCAAGATTGAGAAGATCGACCAGCTCCGCTCTGAGGTTTGTCGCATTCCCCTAAAGCGCACAAATACTGGTAAAATACAAATTATGTCCAAGATCGAGATGGCAAAGAAGCCGTATGAGATACCGTCACCTAACATGGCTGATGCTCTGATGATGGCAATGTATAGGCCCAAGCCTAAGCTGGAAGCGGTCAAGCAAATCAAATTTAAAGGATGGTCGTGATGGCTAAGTACGAATCAGGTGATGACTACGCGATTGACTTCGACAGCCTTCAGTCAGTGCTCAATCTTATGTCGTCGGCGCAAGAGGCTGATCACGACAACCGAGAGAAAGCGCGTGAGGCCCATCTGTTTTGCGATAAGCGAGACGGTCAGTGGGAACCTTACTGGTGGACGAACAATGTCAATAAGCCTCGATACACATTTGATATGGTGAATCCCATAGTCGATCAGGTGGCTGCTGAGATCGAGCAGGCCGACTTCGACATCAAGGTGTCACCGATGTCAGGCCCAGCGTCTAAAGAGACTGCAATGGTCATTGATGGCTTGGTGCGTAACATTGAGGCTATCAGCAGGGCAAAGGACATCTACATCAACGCAGGCCGGGGAATGGCAACTGCCGGATACGATGGCTGGATGGTGTCGCACAAGTACGCTGATCCGCAATCCTTTGATCAAGACCTGGTAATTGAGCCTGTTGCCAATTTCATTGATCGAGTCTGGTTTGATCCTGCTTCCTACCTTCAGGACAAGTCCGATGCTCAATATGCTTTCCTGCTGCACCCAATGTCAGTGCAGGAGTACGTCAAGCGATACCCTGAAGGCTCGCAAACGTCCGTGTCGATTGATCGAGAGGGTGACGCATACTATGACAAGGGTCAGGTAATCGTTGTAGGGCAGCTATTCTACGTCGAGCAGGAAGCCTGTGACCTGGTGCTGATGAGCAACGGGGCTGTGTACACTGTCGATGACGACTTCAAGAAGGTGCGAGACGAGCTGACGGCATTGGGCATTGAAGAAGTCAGGACTCGCAAGGCTTACAAGACTAAAGTGTGTTCACGCTTCTTTGACCAGACTGACTGGCTGGAAGACAAAGAAGACACAATCTTCCACCGGATTCCAATTGTTCCTGTCTACGGCAACTTCAAGATTGTCGAGAATAAGACAATCTATTGGGGCGTGGTCGAGAAGCTGCTAGATCCGCAGCGTGTTCTCAATTACTCCTTGTCACGCGAGATCGAGGAAGGCGCACTGGCTCCGAGGGCTAAGTACTGGATGACTCTCACCCAGGCAGCAGGGCATGAGGACGCACTGGCTACGCTGAACACTAACTCAGATCCGGTCCAGTTCTACAATGTGGACCCTGAGATGCCAGGTGCTCCGATGCAGCAGGGTGGCGCACAGGTTAACCCAGGGCTTCGCACAATCTCCGAGTCAATGCGTCAGATCATAGGCCAGACTGCTGGGATGTTCGCTGCATCTATGGGAGACAATCCTGGCCTTCAGTCAGGCGTGGCAATTGAAAGTCTTCAGGCGAAGGGCGACAACGGCACCATCAAGTATTTCAGGGCACTGGAAGCGGCTATTGCGGCCACTGGTGACATCTTGGTCAAGGCTATTCCCAAGGTCTACGATGCCCAGCGCACAGTCAGATTACTGTACGAGGATGGCAGCACCGAGATGCAGGTGCTCAATGAGCCGATCATTGACCAGCAGACGGGCGAGATTGTCACCCTGAACGACCTGACCAAGGGTCAATACTCTGTGGCTTGTCGAGCAGGCCCATCGTTCCGCAACCGTCAGCAGGAGACCATCGAGACCATCATTGAGATTGCTAAGGTTGACCCGTCAATCATTGGCATGGCTGGCGACATCCTGCTTAATGCAATTCCTACCAGTGCAGCAACTCAGATTGGCGAGCGCAAGCGTCTACAGATGATGTCGCAGGGCTTGATACCTCAGACCCAGATGACCGAAGAAGAAAAGGCTCAATTAGCTCAAAGCGCACAAGGCCAAGAGCAGCAGCAAGACCCGGCAATGGTATTGGCCCAAGCTGAGATGGCGAAGGCTCAAGCAGAGCAAATGAGGGCACAGGTCGAGGTTCAGAGGCTCCAGTTGGATACAGCCAAGATTCAGTTGGAAGCACAGAAGGTTCAGGTGCAGATGCAAGCAGATCAGGCTCAACAGCAACTGGATGCGTTCAACGCACAGACTCAGCGCATGAATACCCAGATCAAGGCTCAACAGGCTGGAGCCAGTATTGAGAAGGACGCAGTCGATATTCAAGGCAAGCAGATTGACAACCAGATGAAGATTGCCAGCGCATTGAATCCATTCAGAGGATAAATACGGGACAGCCTCTCACCCGATAAGGAGAGGCACGATCTGAGGTAAAACCAGATGAAACATGAAATTGAAATTGCAATCGAGGTTCTGGCAATCAAGGGCCAAAAAGCAACAGACTCCGGTGATGCACTAAGATATACGCAAGCAGCACTAAACCTTGCACACACTTTGGCAACATGGACAGAAACAGAGATGCGCCAAAAAGATCACATAACTAAGGGCCAGATATGAATCCACTAGAAGGCATGACCATCATCATCCAGCAGGAAGAGCCGTTCACTGCGAAGATCAACCGAGAGAACCGGGCCAACGTCATCGAGAACTGGAAGTTCGGCCCTGAAGAGACCACCAGCGACAACACTGACTACTATCGCATGATGGCTAGGGCTTGGAGCGTAAAGCCAGTGGAGGCCCGCAGGCAGATGTGTGGCAACTGCGAATACTTCAACAATTCACCTGAGAAGCTGGAGATGATGGAAGTAGTACCAGAGGATGACTATGACGCTGATGGCGGTGGTCGAGGCTACTGCGAGAAGTTTGAGTTCGTCTGCCATAACCTGCGAGTGTGTCAGGCTTGGGAAGAAAGAGAAGAAGAAGACGAATACGGGGAGGATTGATCATGGCACAACCACAGTCAGCACTCAGAGCATTAGACCAAGCCTACCTCATGGGCATAGGCCAAGGGCCAGCACCTGCGCGTGTGCCGAGGACGAGGGGCCAGAGTGCTGCTGATATGCTGGGCGCTGCGGCAATTGGCACGACACCTATTCCGATTGTTGGCGACATCACTGGATTGGCTGCTGATGCTGCCATGTACGCTGCCTACCCTGAAGAAAGGACAATGGGCAACTACGCTATGTCTGCTGCTGGCGTTCTGCCATTTGTGCCTGGAGTGTCGGCGCTTAGGGCTTTGAAAGATGCTCCCAATACAGAAAATGCTCTTTCTGGGTACGATACAAGTTTCCCGATTACCCATGAATCGTCAAGCCCAGAGTTTGACGGCGTAATACGGAACAAAACTCCGTATTCTGTCTTCGATGGAATTTTTGGGCTTGGGGGAGTAAAAGGTAATGCGCTTGGATCAGGGCAAGGAGCTAATTATACTTATTTGCCAAGGACTGGAAAGGTTGCTGGTAGTGGCGATGTGGATTTGGAATACGGAAAATCTGTTGAATTTTTGAAGAAACAATTTCCTAAAGCGTCAGATGATCAAATTGACTCTCTTTATCGGGCAACGGCAGAAGATGCTGGCGACTTCTCTAGTTTTGAGGACAGCACTTTTGATGGATTGCTGTATGGGGATGCTGGAGAAAGATCGTGGATGGCGCAAAATTTAAGAGGAAAGATGGCTGTAGATCAAGGCTTTGACGCAGTAGCAATGTCTGATGAAAATGGCACAAGCTACTTCATTCCTTACGGCAGCAAAGCTAAAAACATTGGCACAAACTTTGATTGGGACTCTTATAACAGAGCAACCGCCCCTTCACCCAGCCCGCTACAAGGCACTCTGGATATGTCCCAAGCTGCTAGGATGCAGAGGGCGGCAGAGCAGGGGTACAGCGGCCCTTATTATCATGGGTCACAAAGGATTGATAGGGTTATAGAAAGCGGCAGCATAAACCCCAAAAGGGCAACAAGCGGGCCTATGCCGTATTTCACAGACAGCCCAGAGCTTGCGTCTAGCTATGCGGCAGGAAAGACAGATACCAGCTTACCGGAAGGAGGGTATCAAGATTTCTTCAAGGTATCTCCGAAAGACATTGGGGCTGGCGGTAGAAGCCCGATAACCGTAGAAAGAAGCTGGAATTTTTTAGATGACAAAACAAAAAATGAAATAAGAGACAGAGCGACAAGAATTGGTTACGAAAACTATGACGAAGCCAGCGGCCCTTTAACGCTTCATTCTAGCGGCGTCGATGCCTCTCCGTCTAAGTCTCAGTATGAATACTTGATGAGATCGTCAGCAAAAGGAAACCCATTAACGGCGCTTCGGGAGCTTTGGGTAGACAGCGGCAATCTGTTTAACGAAGAAGAAAAGCTGGCAGAAATATATAAATTAGCAGGATTCCCAGCGCAGATAGATCAGTCTGCGGCACCTTGGATTGAAGCGAAAGGGGTGCTTCCTGCCATGCTTAGGATGGATAACCCGCTAAATACATCAAATTTCGATGAACTAAAGACTTCCGTGATACCGACACTAAAGGAGGCGTTTAAGAATTCAAGGGCAAAAACCAAGCCTTACGGCGCAGATATGTGGGACAAGACCGTTAGGTTTACTCCGCTTGAATGGGTGAGGGAGCTTGAGAAAGACGTTTTAAATAATGCAAATAGTTACGTATGGACATCAATCCCTGACAAGGTGACGGAGCAACTTAAAAGAATAGGGTATGACGGAATTATTGACGCAGCAGGAAAAGGCGGCGGGGTAAGCTACTCTGTAGCAATACCGTTCCGTCCAGACCAGGTTCGATCAATTAACGCAGCCTTCGACCCAGCCAAGCGTGGCTCTGGCAACCTAATGGCAGGCGCAGCAGGCGCAACTGTCGGACTCTCAGCCCTACGCAACATCCAGCGAGACGAAGAGCGCCAACCCGATTAGCGAATTTCGCCACTTGTTGTAGATTCTCGCCAATACTGCTACATTGTACACAGGCCACCAGACCATTCTGGGCATCTCACCTATAAGGGCAAATTATGACGCAACCAGCAGACTATGATTTTGATGATACTCCCGACGACGAAAATCAGGAGCCAATCGAGACGCAGGAGGCTGAAGATCAGCCAGACGTTGAACCAGATGTCGAGGATGATTCCGAATCGTCAGAGGATAGTGGGGAGACTCACGATAAACCGATCTTCACCGAGGCGCAGCAAAAGGTCTTCGATGACGCAATAGGAAAGAAAGTATTCAAGCTCCGTGAAAAAGAGCGCGAAGCCGAGCAACTCCGAAAGCGGCTAGAGGAATTTGAGCAGCCACAAACTCGGTCGCGGCCACAAGTGCCAGCTCTGCCTGACCCGTTCGCTTTGTCCGATGAGGAATACAAGCGACAGATCATGCACAGAGAGCAGGCTCTTATATCCGCTTCTGCCTATGATACCCAGATGCAAATGCTGAATCATCAGCAGGCGCGACTGGCTCAGGAGGCAGAGCAAAAGCAGCAGGAGATTCTGGTTGAGAAGGTTCAAAGCTACGCGCAGAGGGCTAAAACCCTTGGCGTCAAGGCAGAGGAGCTTCAAGCAGCAGGCTCGATTGTAGGTCAGTTTGGAATTGATGATTCGCTGGTGCAGTACATCCTTGAGGATGATCACGGCCCGCTAATCACCAAGTATCTGTCCCAGAACGTCACTGAATTGGACGCACTGAGACATCTACACCCAACGATGGCCGCGGTCAGGATTGCTACGTTGATCAAGTCAAAAGCTGTTGCCCTGAAACCCAAATATACTAACGCTCCTGATCCAGTTCGACGACCCATGCCATCGAGCGCACAGGTCAAACCGAAAGGGCCGAAGGGAGCAACATTTGAATAGGTGATTTAACATGGCTAACAATCTCAGTAGTAACGTAACCCGCAAGGTTGCGCGTGTCTTCTTGGATGCTTTCGAGAATTCTCGCGTTATCACCAAGACAGTTGACACGCAGCTTCTGTCTGACAAGTTCAACCCTTCATCCGGCAGCACTGTAGACTTCAAGCGTCCGCACGACTACAACACGATCCGCACCTCCGGCGGTGACATCTCCTCCTCGACCAAGTCTTCCATCATTGCTGGTAAGGCGACTGGTACGGTCCAGAATTACTTCACTGCTGCGACAGATTGGGGCAACCTGGAAGAAGCGATTCAGCTCGATCAGCTTGAGGATATTCTGGCTCCGATGGCTCGACGTATCGTGACCGACTTGGAACTGGACTTCGCATCCTTCATGCTGAAGAATTCTTCCCTGCGTTATGGTACTCACGGCACAGCAGTAGATGCTTGGTCTGATGTTGCTGGCGCTGGTGCGTTCATGGACTCAATCGGTATCAACCCGGCGAGCGAGCGTTACTACCTGATGAACCCGTTCACGGTAGCAACACTGGCAAGTGCTCAGTCAGGACTGAACTCTGTTGATAGCCTGATTCGTACTGCATGGGAAAATGCCCAGATCAGCACCAACTTCGGCGGTCTTCGTGCTCTGAGCGCAACTACTCTGGCGAGCTTTACTTCAAGTTCTGGCGCAGACCGTGCCGGTACTTTGAGCGCGGCACCTGATGCGACATACGTTACTGCAAAGGACACAATGACCCAGTCTCTGGCTGTCACTGCGTTCCAAGCTAACATGGTCGTGAAGGCAGGCGAGCTTGTAACGATTGCAAGCGTCAACCGCTTGAACCAGTCAACCCGTCAGGCGATGGTTAGTGCTACCGGCACCAACGTAGCATGGACCGGTGTTGTGACTGCTGACGTGACTCTTGGCGCGTCTGGCGAAGGCACTCTGGTAGTGGCTGGCCCAGCGATCTACGAAGCAACTGGTCAGTACAACACTGTAACGGCTGCACCCGCTAACGGCGCTGTGGTTACGATTGTGTCTGCTACTGCGACTCTGTACCAGCCTAACCTGTTCTACACAAAGCAGGCGTTCGGTCTCGGCACAGTGAAGCTGCCTAAGCTGTACTCAACTGACACTGTTGCGACTACCTCTGACGGTATGTCCATCCGTATCAGTAAGTTCTCTGACGGTAACGCTAACACCCAAAGCATCCGCTTCGACTTGCTGCCTGCTTACGCTTGCTTCAACCCAAGCATGAGCGGACAGGGATTTGGAGTCGCGTGATATAAATCAATAGGTTAGCGTACTATTGATTGATGGAGTAGAATGTAAATGCGCCGGGGAATAATTACCCCCTTGAGCCTAGACTTCCCACCTAGGCAAAGGCGCATTAACTTAATCGGGAATCTTTGGGAGAAGATTTTATGCCTGTGCATATTGATTCAATACTTGTCAAAAAGTGCTTTGATTACAACCCTGAAACTGGCGAGCTGACTAGAGTCGCAACGCTAGAGACAAGGGGGCGAAAGCCAAAAGGAAAGCGCGTCCATGTAGCACATGGCGGCAAAAAATATTACAAGCATGGCGTTTTTAAGTTAAACGTCTATGAGCACAGAATTATCTGGATATGGATGACAGGCGAGCAGCCTGACACAATAGACCATATCGACGGGGATGGCCTTAACAACAAGTGGTCGAACCTCAGAAGCGTGCAGCACTCTATAAACTTAAAGAATCAAAAGAAGCACGTCACAAATACATCTGGCTATGCCGGGGTGTCATACAGAAAAGATTGCGGGAAGTGGCGAGCGAGGCTGATGGTTGATGGAAAGTCTATTAACTTTGGCGCATTCCTAACCCCTGAAGCTGCACATAATGCTAGGCTTCAAGCAGTCAATGTTTATGGCTTTAACACTAATCACGGCAGGAGACTTACTTGATGGCTAAGAAAGATCCGCGATTAGATCGGCTAGGATTAGAAGGCTTCAATAAGCCTAAGAAAACCCCTAATCATCCGACAAAATCTCATGTGGTAGTCGCTAAAGTAGGCGACGAGATTAAGACAATCCGCTTTGGTCAACAGGGTGTTACCGGCTCTCCTCCAACAAAGGGCGAGTCTGAAGCAGACCGCAAGCGCAGAGCATCATTCATGGCGCGTCATAAAGAAAACATTAACAAGGGCAAAATGTCAGCGGCATTTTGGTCGTCAAAGGTGAAATGGACATGAATACAATCTGGATCAAACCGAGTGGCGTGGAAGTCAGTGTTGACAGCGGTAGTTACGAAGCCGCAGCAAGTCTGGGCTGGAAGCCTAAAGATCAAGCACCTGTAGTTGAAGAAAAGAAACGTGGTCGTCCAGCTAAATCTCAAGAGGCATAAGAAATGGCAACGGTCGCCCAGGTAGCTAAGGCTTCACTGCAAGCGATTCTGGTACAAGCGTCAGAGTCTCCCCTTGAGGCCGACGAGTATCAGGACTTTATCTTCGCGATGAATAACTATATGTCCAGCCTTGCGGCTAAGGGCATCAATCTTGGGTACACAGCAGTAACAGGGCTTGCCGACGAGGTGACTATTCCCCCAGGCGCATTAACTGGACTGATTGCTAACATGGCATTTCAATCTGTCCCTTATTACGGCGGCAGCGTGTCTCCAGAGCTTGCTGCAACAGCGCGTGAAGGGATGCAGGCGATGCGTCAGCTTGGGCAGTACATCACGCCCACAAGCCTTCCTTCAACGCTTCCTGTCGGCTCTGGCAACGAAGACAATCAGTTCGGCAATGGCCTGCACTTCTACCCGGCGAATGACCCATTGGTGGCTACAGAAATTAGCGGCGGGATTGCACTGGAGATAAACACAAATGGTTGAACGTACCTATGGTGTAAGGCAGTCTGATTTCGAGGCGCTGACGAGCATCACGCCAGGTTCCTACTTCGGTTTCTTCTACAACGGTTACAACTACAAGATCACCTACGCCAACTTCATCAGCGGGCTTGGTGTGACCGGCACGATTGTTCAGGATGGCGCTGTTACCGGCACTCCTGTCTTGGATGTATCGGGGACTGTTAACAACATCCGCAACCTTGAGAATGGCTCTGGAATTACGGCCAGCGTCTCGGCAGAGAACGGGATTACGATAGCGCACAACTTTACTGTCAACTCTACCGGCTCTCCGTTGATGCTAAACAGCACGGCACTCAGCCCAACCTTTGTTTCACTGGTTGCAGGTACGGGAATTACTCTTACAGCGGCAAGTGACACGATCACTTTAGCCAGCACTCAAGCAGTGGCTCAGGTGCGTGGTCAGGTCTTCATGCAGGGCAACAGTACTGCAACTGTAATAGCCTCCACTGCCACCCCTGTTCTAGTGGCTGGAACGTGGACTGTTGACCTGTCTACTAACGCGACTTGCACAACAGCCGGTCGAATTACTTACACAGGCGCAACAACTCAAATTCTAAAAATTAACGCAGCATTGAGCCTTGATCCGGTTAGCGGCTCTAATCAAGACTTGCAGGTCTATCTGTACAAGAACGGCTCGGCAATTGCTGGGTCACGAATGGAAGCGAAAATAAACACAAACGAACACAAAGAGGTTTCTTTGGTGTATCAAATCTCTATGGCGATAAATGATTACATTGAAATTTATGTCCAGAATTCTACGGCAACAAACAACATTATCGTCAGTCGCGCTGTATTGAGTATTAACTGATGCCCGCACTTCCCATCACCAATGGGTTCTATGTCAGCCCATCACTACCATTGAGCGCACAAGAGTGCTTGAATTGGTATGTGAACGTGAGCGAGGCTCCGGCGCTGAGTCCTGAGAATCTGTTTGGCACCCCAGGCTTGGTAGAGCTTGTGTCCTCTGGAACAATTGAGGAGCAGAACCGAGGCATGCACGAAATGGCAGGGATTGCCTACGCGGTCAATGGCGATGCACTGTACAAGATAGTCGAGACAATTACGCTTGGCGTGGCAAGCTACAGTCTGACAACGCTTGGTACGATCTCAGGCACTGCACTGGTGTCGATGGCTGACAACGGAACACAGTTGATGGTGCTGGTTCCTGGGGGCGATGGATACATCTACAACCAGGTGACAAACGTATTTGCTCAGATAACTGACGGTGATTTCGACGCTAACGGCAATCCTCAGTTTGTGGTTTTCATCGATTCGTATTTCGTCTGCACAACTGACACCAAGAAGTTCATTTGCTCGGCTCCCAATGATGGACTGAGCTACAACGCTCTGGACTTTGGCACGGCTGAGTCAGATCCTGATGTTACTGTTGCGCCGATTGTGTTCAAGAATCAGCTATTCATCTCTGGATCACAGACCATCGAGGCATTCCAGAATGTTGGCGGCACTGACTTTCCTTTCCAGCGCACAGGGTTGTTCCTGCAGAAAGGTGTATACGCTCCGTATAGCTTGATCAATGCACAAGACACTTTCGTGTGGGTGGGCGGTGGAGAGAACGAAGGGCCATCAATCTGGGCGCTCTCAGGCAACGATACGGCGAAGATCAGCACTACCCCGATAGATAACCTGCTTCAGAATTTAACGCTGACCCAGCTTCAGGCAATCTCAGCCTGGGCGTACTCGCAGAATGGTGCGTACTTTATCGGGTTTACACTCCCAACAACTACTCTGGTATTCGATCTCACGACCAAGCGATGGCATGAAAGAAAATCAATTATTGAAGGCGAGTTAAGCAAATGCAGAGTGACAGCCATTTGCAAAGCGTACAATCAGATACTGTGCGGCGACTCGGTAGATGGCAGGATTGGAAGAATTGATCCTCTGGTCTACACGGAGTACGGCAGCGCAATTATCCGGCGCGTAGCCACCCAGCCATTTCAGAATGAACTGAGAGCAATCTTTGTTCCATCAATTGAATTAACGGTAGAGTCAGGTGTTGGAAATACTGACGTGGTTGATCCTGTTATCACGATGGACAGAAGCAAGGACGGAAAAACGTGGTCCGACGCTCGGTCACGTGCTATCGGCAAGGTTGGCGAGTACAACCGTCGAGTGATTTGGCGCAAGAATGGCCGAGCATCAAGATTTGAGATATTCCGGTTTACCCTGACTGACGCAGTTAAGCCGGTAATACTGCAGCTCAATGCTCAAATAATTGGGGGCGCAAAATGATAACGCCACTGCTAAATGCCGGACAGCCAATTGTTGACGAATCTGGTAAAATGGCCCAAGCCTTTAGAACGTGGACTCTGGATGCTTCACTGAGTATTCCAATTGTTGGCACAGGCTCACCAGAAGGAGTAGTTGAGGCGAGACAGTATCAACTGTACATAAACTCAGCAGGCACAGCGGGCTTGATCGAATACCGCAAGATGCTCTCACAGATTGGTGGCGACAGGACGCAAGGATGGATATTAGTGTAAGAGCTTGCAGCGAGGACGAGGCGCTTGAGTACGTTCGTGACCCTTCCGTTGTAAAGTTTCTCAGTCTCTATCCTGATTCAATTAAGAATGATTTCGCAATGCTGGTGATGGACGAAAAGCTGCTGGTGCTGACGAAGGCAAAAGGACGTTCAATCGAGATCCACGTCGCCTGCAAATATCGAGACAGGTCAACGGTTAGGCAAACGATGGCGAAAGGGCTTGATTGGTTTGCTGGTGCAGGGTTTCGCAAGGTCTGGACTACTGCGCCTGATGACAGGCCAGCACTAACCAGAATGCTTCAATCGTTAAATTTCCGCAAAGTAAAATCGAGGTGGATATGGGTATCGAAACAGCAATAGCAGGCGCAAGTTTAGCGGCTAACATGATGAGCCAGCGTTCGCAGAAGAAAGACATCAGCAAGGCCAACCGTCGATCGATGGAGATGGGCAACACTCAGATGAACAACCTGCTGCCAGCCTACCAGCAGGCGCAGGACACTATGACTGGTGGCTACGGTCAGGCTGGTCAGATTAATCAAGAGGCTCTGAATCGTGCCTACCAGATGCGCGGCCAATCGTTCATGCCAATGATGCAAGCGTATCAGGGCGGCAACGTAGCGGCTCAGAATGCCAACCTTGCGTCTATTCCCGCAATGCGAGCAGCACTATTGGGCGGGCGTATGCCTCAGATGGCTCCGGCTCAGTCGTTACCGATTGACCAAGCAGCACTTGCTGGACTGATGAACCCGCAGGCACAACAGTTCCCAAGTCAGCAGCAATTCCAACCGATGCGTCCGTTCCAGAGGTAATTATGGCCTACACAGCGCAAGAAGTAGCTGCATTCATCGCGGCAAATCCTCAACTCAGCGGCGCTGAAATTTTGTCGCTGGCAAAAAGCAACGGCGTGGATGCTCCTGTATTGTTTGATGCAATAAGCGCAGATGGCGGCAGATTTCAGGGCGCTACTTACCAGGATGTGGCTGCTGCCTATCAAGCTGCCCCTTCCCAACAGAATGCTGCCACACCTACGCAGACGGCTCCTGCTCCTGTAGCGCAAACAACTACACAGCCAACTACACAGCTTTCTGGCCCAGTCGCGCAGGGCGCAAATGCGGCGCAATACACTCCTGGGCAAATAACAGACGCTCAGTTGCAGACGTTTTTTACCAACAACCCCGGCCTTCCTGATAGCCAAGTTTACGCAATGATGCGGCAGTACGGTGTTGCGCCAGAGCAGGTATCGCGGGCAATTGGTATGCCTTTAGATCAAGCGCAGAACAGATTTCGAGAGGCGCGAGTCGGAGCTACTCCTACCGGGTTGGTCGGGGCAGAGGAGTCTTTTGAAAAAGGGCTGGCTGATGCTACAGGCACACTGCGCGGTGCTGAGACTCAATCCCTGTCTGACATCGATGCGGCGCTGAAAAGGGTGGTTGATCTTTACGGTCTCAACATTGACGAATTAAGGACAGCGGGCACTACTGCGGGTAACTACTTCCAGCCTTACTATGCCGGCGGCACAAAAGCCTTTGATGTGCAGACGGCATTGTCTGGCGCTCTTGGTGTTGATGCGTTCAACAAGGCGCGGCAAGAGTCGCCATACGAGAAATTCTTGTTTGAACAGGGCATGAGAGGCAACCTGGCTGGCGCTGCTGCTACTGGCGGGCTGGGTGGCGGCAATGTCCAAAAGGAGCTTCAGCGATTCGGGCAGGGCATGGCTTCTCAAGGCTTACAGCAGCAAATAGGCAACCTTGATGCGCTATCAAACAAAGGCTTTCAGGCCGCAGGCGCATTGGGCGACATAACTCTCAATACTGCTGGAAACGTCGCAGGACAGCGCACAAACATTGCCAACGCGCAAGGCACGGCTGGCTTAAATCGTGCGAACATTGCACAGAATACAGGCCAAAACATTGCGACCATGCAATACGGCGCTGGGCAAGACCTTGCTGCCGGTCGGTCAAGAGCTGGAGAGATACAGGCAAATCAACTGCAAAACTTCTATGCAAATCAGTCAAGATTGCTTGAGGGCTTGGGTTCAAACAATGCAAACTTGATTGGTCTGCAGACTAACGAGCTAATCAACATGGGCGGCGATGCTGCTACGAGGGCTTCAGCATTAGCAACCGGACTGTCGAGAGATGTCTCTGGCCTGCAAACTGGATTAGCTGGAGATCAAAACCAAATCTATCAAGGCATGGAGAGAATCAACGCTCCATCGTTTGATTACGGATCTGCGTTCGATGCGGCGGCTGGTGGCTATGCGCTGGGCGGCCAAATGGTTAACGCTCCAAGGGCTGGCGGGCCTGCTCCGGTGTCTAGCAGCATGCCATCATCCAGTAGGTTCGGGCCATACAATATGAACAGCGGCGGGTACGTCCCTGCACAACCTGGGCGCGTTGCAGGAACGAATTACAATGCTGGAATCGGGAGATTCTACTAATGGCTATCAATTTTGGTGACGTGCTTGGTGGATTGGGTGCAGCTTACGGCGGCAGAGCGCAAGAGTACGCACAGGGCATTCAGCAGCGTGAGCAGGGGCTGACTGAGCGCAAGCGCATGGAGCTTGAGGCTCGGCAGAAGGCGATGTACCAAGACGGCTATCAGGCGTTCCAGATGCTCTCTGACGGCAACCTTGATGGAATTATCGACCTAGCTAATGACCGGCTTGAGATGCTTGCGACCTTCCCAGATGCTGATCCGTCTGACACTTTGGAGGTTATCAGAGACGCCGAGGCCGCAAAAGCTGGCGATCCAATGGCTATCCGTAACCTGTCCATGAAACTCGCAGGAGCTGCACAGACTGCCCAGAGAATGGGGCTTGTGCCACAAGTGGAGGCAGAGCGCGGTGTTGTAGTCGGCCCTGATATTGTCAGCCCAACTACAGGCAGGATGATATACCAAGGCAGACAGGAGACAGAGCCTGGCTTTGAGATAATGACTCCAGAGCAGGTGGCCGCAATCCCTGGTCTTGATCCCACCAGAGCATACCAGCAAAATATGGGAACGCGACAAGTTTCCCAAGTGGGCGGCGGCGGGCAAAATATAACCGTTGACACTGGTGGTCAGAGAAGCTTGCCGGGTCTGGAAAAAATGTTAGATGAAAATTTCGCAGCGGCAAGCATGAGTGCTGGGGCAAGGCCAAGGCTTGCCATTCTCAGCCAATTGGCCGACATAACAACAGAAGGTCAATTTCAGGCTACTCTGTCAAGAATGCTTCCAACTTATAACGATGCCAACACAGCATTTACAGGCATTGTTAACCAGATATTGCCAAGCCTGCGTGTGCCGGGTTCCGGCGGTCAGTCTGATAGAGACCTTCAAGTGCTCGAACAAAGCCTTGGTCAACTGTCTGCATCAAAAGAGACTAAGCAGCTTTTGATTCAGTCGTTCATACAAAAAGATGACCTTATGCAGCAGAAGGCTGATATTACGCAGAAATTTTATAACGGAGAATTGTCTTCCGCTCAAGCGGCTGCAGAGATTAGAAAGCTGGATAGCGTGTCTATCATATCTCCTGCCTTGCAGCAGGCAATGGATAGAATTATCCCTAGTGGCTCACAATCCAGCATTCCACAATCTGCCGTTGACGCAGGCGTGACTCCTGAAAAATGGTCTCTAATGACCCCTGAAGAACGTGGAGGGTGGAAATAATGCCTTTAACTCCAGAGCAAGCAGCATCATTAGCAAGAGTTAACGCTGTACTTGCAGAACAGCAAGAACCTCAACGCCTGCGTATGATGGCGCAGGGTGCAACGCTCAACACGGCTGATGAGGCTGAAGCTGCGGCGAGGTCTGCGTATAGCGGCAGACCGCAGCAAGAGATTGCACAGGAGATCCGTCAGGGCTTGCGAAACTATCAGCAGGATAGTCCGATTGCTTCCAAAGCATACGAGTTTGCCGGGGCGCTTATACCTTCAGCTTACGCTGCGTACAAAACGAAAAGCCCTGCTCCAGTTGCTGGGGTGTTTGCTAATTTCCTTCCCAACATATCCAAGGTCATTGGGCTTGGCGCGGTGGAAGGGTCTGTGCAATCTCTTGGAGGCATGGAGCAGCCATTTAGCGAACGATTCGATGAGCCTGGGCAGATAGCGATGGGTGGGGCAATTGGCGCAGGAACTGCTGGTGTGATGCAGGCTGGTGGCGTTGCTGCGATTAAGGGCATTGATACCGCATTAGAGGCTGGCAGGGTCGTGTCTGGCAGTCGCGCTCGCAATGCTGTGACCAACGAGGTGCAACGCATTGCGGCAGAGGCTGGAATTGACGTGGCAGAGGCAGAGGCCCGACTGCTGCGTGGTGAATTGATTGCTGAAGACCCGAATGTGGCTTTGCAGCTTCGCGGGTACATGGGTTCTGGTGATGCAAGTACGGCTATCCGGGAGACGATGCAGGCTAGACCGGCGGCTACCAGGCGCAGTGCGTTTGATGCAGTGCGGTCAGGTATTGCTGCTGGATTGGATCGGAACATCTACCGGCACATGAGAGCGCGGGCAGAGCTTCTGCGCGAACTGCAGAACAAAGAATACAAGGCGGCTTTTGAAACTGCAGGAGATGCGCCACAGGCTGTTATTGATCAGATGTACGAGACCATTGCGCGATTCCCAACGGGCGGCAATAAGCTCAAGGAGGCGTTCAAGTCGGAGACCGGGCGCGACCCGTTCTTTGTCATCGATGACCTTGGCCGGATTACATTCAGAATGCAGCCGACGATGAAGGACGCAGAGCAGCTTCGACGGATTGTCGCTGATGAATCTCGCGCACTGGTAATCGGCGGCGGGGCTAATGCAACGACCGGCATAAATTTGGGGAATGCCGAGGGCGCATTGCGATCAACAATTGATACGGCGGCTCCGCAAATTGGAGATGCAAGGGGCAGGGCCAGGTTGATCTTCCAGCGCAATGACAATTACAAGGCTGGACTGAAAGCTAATTCCAAAAGCCCAGACGAGATTCAAGTTGAATTTAATGACGTTCTCAATTCAAAAGACCCTGGTCTTATTCAGGCGTACCGATTGGGATACCTGCAGAACCTTCAGGCCAGAGTTCAGAGCGGCAACCGAGCTTCTGTTGTTGCTAATTTGACAAATCCTGAAATTAAGGATGGCTTGATATTTCGAACCATATACCCAGAGGATCTGCAGGAAGCGGCATTGTCTCGGCTTGGCGTTGCAAGACAGGCCAATACTGCCAGCAATACCGTTCTGCAGGGATCACAAACAGCGGCAACGCAGACAGTGCAGGGACGACAGGGAATGCTTTCAGAGTCAGTCAGAACCAGCGGCTTGGCGGCTGATGCGTTGCGCGGAGATGTTGGCGCTGCAGCGGCAATTCTTGATAGAATGATCCAGCAATTTAGACCAGGGCTTACTGACAGCAACAGATCGGCTATTGCGAGAATTCTTCTTTCCAGTGATCCGCAAATAGTCAGGAAGGCATTGACGGATACCGAGGCATTGAGAAGCCTGCAAGCGGCCATCGTTCCTCTTGCACAGTCGCCACTAATCTCGGCATCCCTTGCCGGTACAACTTTAGCACCTGAGACAGGACAATAATGCGATTCCATGTGAATTGCGGGAGGGTAGCACCATAGCGCGTTACGGCGATCTAGGCACACAATACTTTGATGACGCTGGCGATCCTCTTGTCAGCGGCAAAGTTTACTTCTACGAGACCGGCACCACGACGCTTAAAGCGACTTATTCCGACGTGGATTACACGATTGCCAACACCAACCCGGTAATCCTGACTGCTGCCGGTAGACAGCCAAACATCTTCTTTGAGGGTGTTGCCAAAGCTATCCTGGCTACTTCAGCCGGTACGCAGATACTTGTCAGAGACCCTGTTGGGGACACTGCTGAGAGCTTCGGTAATCCGTGGATATCCTCCAAGCGATACAGTGCTAATGACGTTGTGCAAGGCTCTGACGGTCAATACTACGTCTCCTTGATTAACGGCAACGTGAATCTCAATCCGGTTACCACCACCGGCAACTGGACCTTCCTCTATTCGGTCGAGTGGAGCGCAGGCACGACGTACAAAGAAGGCTCGGTTGTTACTTACCAAACACTGCTCTATCAATCATTGCAGAGCACTAACCTGAATAAAAACCCTGTCACGGAGACGGCGTACTGGGTCATTATTAACCTGGCGTATGTATCAACCGTTACCTACACGGTAGGCCAGAACGTAGTCGGCCCTGATGGTGTATTCTACACGGCACTGAGAACAACGATTGGCGACACTCCTGCAAGCTCACCGAGCGACTGGGTGGGAACGAGTGCTGCTGCTGCGGCCTCTGCAACGGCTGCTGCTGCTTCTGCGACTGCTGCTGCTGCTAGTGCAAGCTCTGCCAGTACCTCAGCAACCAATGCGGCCACAAGCGCGTCTACGGCCTCTACGCAAGCAACTAACGCTGCGGCCAGTGCTGCAACTGCAACAACCCAGGCGAGCAACGCAAGCACGTCAGCAAGTAACGCATCGACAAGCGCAACGAATGCCGCTGCTTCTGCTAGTACGGCATCTACCCAGGCCAGCAACGCTTCCACCAGTGCGACGAGTGCGGCAGCAAGTGCTACGTCTGCAACGGCATCAGCTTCGACCGCTACCACTCAAGCGTCTAACGCTTCGACCAGTGCCAGCAATGCAGCAACGAGTGCCAGCAATGCAGCGACGAGCGAGACCAATGCTGCTGCTTCGGCGTCTACTGCGACTACTCAGGCGACTGCCGCAAGCTCCTCTGCTAGCTCTGCATCAACAAGTGCGACGAACGCATCCAACTCTTCCTCTGCTGCAAGCTCTTCAGCCAGTGCTGCTTCGACTAGCGCATCCAATGCGGCGACATCTGCGGCGGCTGCTTTGGTAAGCGAAAACAACGCAACGTCCTCAGCTAATGCCAGTGCTGCCAGTGCTGCCTCTGCTGCTGAGATTGTTAACATCAGCAGCGTGACTACGTTCACCAATCCACTTGCCCGCGCAGTGCAGGTCGCAATCACTGCTGCAACCTCTGCAAGCAACGGCATCCAGCAACTGACGAACACTCAGAACAACTTCGCCACAGGGAACTTCGCATTACAATGGCGCGGCTCTGTGCCTGACTGGACTCCTGCTGCTAACGTGATCTTGATTAACAAGCACGATGGGACGAATGGCTATATTCTTACGCTGCTGACTACCGGATTCTTGCGGCTGACAATCAACGCAACCAACTTTGATTCCACTGTTGTGACAGGCATGACTGACAACTATGTCGCCATGATTGATGTGGACATCACTGCTGCGACTACTACGGCAGCAGGGTCTGTTGTGTTTACGCTCAACGGTGTTCAGCTTGGCACTACGCTGGTTATCAGTGCGCGTGTTGAGAAGATTACCAACGGGGGCTTTGATTCAGATATTACTGGCTGGACGTTAGGAACAAGCTCGCAAGGCACTATCGCGTGGAATTCTGGGAAGATGCGCGTCGAGCGCACGGGCACCAACGGCGCATCGGGTTATCAGGCCATAGCGTTGGCGGCTGGGGAAACGCTGTTTGTTAAAACGGCGGTTACTTATATTTCAGGCGGCGGGTCGGCAGCATCAATATCTATCAGGGAAGGGGCTGCTGTCACAAGCACAGCTCTTGCTGGCGGCACAAGTTTGGCTGCTGTATCGGGAAACTCATCGGTTAGTTACACAGCGCCATCAGCGGCAACCGTTTATGTTCATCTACGGGTGGTTTCGGGCAACGGTGTTTATGACTTCGACACAGTAACCTCCCTCGACAGCGACACTGTAGACAACACTGCCAGTCTCTACGTCTGCGGCACAAGTGCAGTGCGCTCTGCCTCTCAGTGGTTCAGCCATCGACTGTTCAACCGGGCGAAGACTGTTGCAGAGAATCTGGGGATGTTTGTGAATGGCGTGTCTTCAGTTGATGTGGGCGGCAGTCAAACCAACTTCTTTACGGGCGATTCAGTAAACTTTGAAGGCGGTACTGTAGGCTCTTGGGCGGCGAACACTGGCAACGGCGTTACAAGCGTTGCAGTTAATACTGTGTCTCCGATTAGCGGCACTTACGATTTGCGAGTGGTTACAAACGCGCTGACAAACAGCGGCATACAGCTAAACATTGGGTCAGTTGTTCTTGGGGAGAAATATCGCTTAGTCTTTGATTACAATGGCGCTGTTTCTAATGCGTGGGGCGTGACGTTCCGCAATAACGCAAGCCCTTCGTCAGGCTCTGCGTGGGCATCCTCGGCAACTGGCGGGACAGAGTGGCAGCCCGCCACTGCTGGCAAGTTTGTATACGAATTCACCTGCTCACTGACAACAAGCAGCGGGCGCGTACACATACTCAACAGCGTTGTTGATACTATTCAGCTTGATAATTTCCAGCTTGTAAATCTCGGCATCACCTCCGAGCTTCTAGCCCAGAACGCCCAGACTGACAACGGTCAGGTCTTGGACTCATCAGGCAACAAGCAACACGCTCTGCTCCCCGCCTCCGGTGCTTCGATCATGGGAGCTATCTCAGCAAGACGCAGAGAGGTGCGCTGGACGAACACATGGGCGGCAACTCAAGAACTTCAGTATATCGGTGGAGTCAATCAGGCGATCCTGCCTACCAACGCTTACATCGAGTCAATCGTCGGCACAGTCTCAGGCGCTACTCCTCACGACATCATAGTGGGAGATGGGTCGGACACAGATCGATACGTGACGATCACCACAGGGCTTGCTGCCGGGACAACGACATTCACTCTCGCCAACAGAACTACTGACGGCACCAACCTGAAGCTGACAGTCGATCCTGATACTGACGCAACGATGTCAATTGCTTGGGTCATCACCTACTACCGATTGGAGGGTTAATCATGATTACTTTAACCGTGGACGGACAGCAGGTAGATTGCTACGGCGGCGACATCGTGAACGACACCTTGAGCACAAGTGTTGGCTTGGTTCCTTTCGAGTGGAGTACCGGGTTTCAAGTGGAGCAAGCCATTGACGCGATTGCTGCATATCTAGCTGAAACTCCGGTTCCTGTTAGCTCAACAGGTATAGGCTGGGTTATTGATCTTCCAAGCTCAACGCACCCGCAAGCTGAAATTAAGGAGATTGATTTCGTGGTCAACATGATCAATTTTCGATGGCGAGGATCTGACTACAACGGGGATTGTGGGGTAGAGTTTACGTTTACGGTAGACACGACTCCAGCCGAGGTTGCAGCGGCTATTGTTTCGCTGGTTAGCTGATGGACGTTTATTTTAATCCTGGCGGTTCTCCGGTCTCGATAGTCGATCAGGTTAAATATGCCTGCTGGTCATGGCAGACGCGCACGGGAATTGAACTGAAGTATATCGGGGAGACTTCAAGCGAGGTTATTCCCGGCTCTGCTGTCATCCAATGGGTGACAGACGAGTGGATGGAAAACAGGTGCCCAGGGAAAAAGTATCGTGGCGTCCACTATCGACAGAGCGGCGGCAGTGTCATCAAGCTGAACTCAAAACACTTCACGGGCACGCTCTCGGATAGAAACATCAGAACAATAGTCCATGAACTAGGTCATGCGATTAACCCAGCGGCAGATGACCACTTGCAAGACGATCATGCCGTAATGTATGCGTACAGCTCAATACTGCATGGCGGCAACTACGCGCTGTCTATGGCCGACTACCTCCCGCTAAACGCTTCAGGCTCGCTTGATCACTGCGAACTGACAATGAGCCGTGATATTTACATTCCCGAGATTGACGGCCACCGGGCGATACTCAACTACACCGGAGCGGGGGATTCGCATTCGTGGAAGCTCTCGCATCTGTCCAAATGCCCCCAGGCTACCGGGAAGACTGCCAACAAGGTGGACGGTGACACAATGGCCCTAACTCTGCCGGACGTGCGTTCACCAGGTATCAGAGTCAGCGCAGAGCTTCTATGGACTGGTGACGATCAGTGGAAGATTGGCAGTGTTAAAGACCTTCCGCTATGATTGCACCTTGTCGATGATGGCGCGGAAAATAAAATCAAACATGCCAGGAGACAGCTTTAGCCTGCGTGCAATGTGGGGATCAAGGCAGTCACAGGCTTGGGACTTTGCAAACGCACTTTCCTGCGGTATGTACGGAGCAAAGCATTTTTTACATCTGTCGGTTGTCGTGGTGGGCATTATGTGCTCTCCTCCTTGTCGATGATGGTTCCTAGCTCAAGCGAAATTTCCGGGCATGACAGGTACGTTGCGATTACTGCCGACTCCAGCAGCTCCACACTCACTATCCTGTGGGTGTCGGGGATGGCGTAGAGCGGCTTTTGCGCCCACGGATACTGCCCATGAGTTAGGCTCGGGTTTTCGTAAGGAGTGACAACTTGCGTTGGTTCGTCAATCCCCTCAATTTGTTTTTCGTACATCCACGCAACCGGCTTAATCTCGCTCATTCCGTGTTCTCCTGCGTCGCGGCGCTTATAAGTTCTATTGCCCTGGCTAAGTTATACAAAGCCATCCCGACAGGCAGCAATTGCGCCCGGTCTATCGGCTCGACTACGCAGTGGCCCCCGTGGTAGCCGGTTACTGCTGCGATTGGCTCAGCCTCCCCCTCACGCGAGGCGATGTTGCAGCCCCGGAAAGCGGCATCCGCGAGCTTCAGCAACTCTTCCAGCTCATCAATGCGCTTCTGCTGCTTTGCGTGAGCGGCTTGGTAGGCTTGCCATGCAAGATGAACCTCAATCTGCCTGTAACTGCCCGGCCATGCCGCTGAAACAGTTTCAGGGTAGCGAGATACGTCGCAATCAAAAGGCGATCCACCGACCAGCTTCTCAAACTCATCGCGCAGGGTCATGGTTGCACCTTGGCAATCTCGGCAAGGAGGGCGTCGGCCTGATACACTGACCACTCTGCAATCTCTTGAGCGCTCCCTGATGAGTCAGGATGGGCAAGAATCCCCTGCATCGCGGCCATTGCGAAGGCTTCGCGCTTGGTTAGGCCAGGGTAATAGCGGCTGGCATTTTGAGCTGGCGCTGCCGGACTATCTGCGTTATTCATAATTTCCCCTTATGCGTAGTAGTGCTGCCTGACCGTGATCGGCAGATTTGTTTTAGTTATCGGTCGCCAAAGTGCTTCGATGTCAATGTCGAGCTTCACAATACCTTCTAGCTCGGCGTGTCTTTCGCGCTCTTTTTTCCGTTTGACGGTTGAGCGTCTAATCCCTTCAAGCTGCCTTCCTGGGAGCCTCAGGCTTACATTATGCTTGCTGCAATGAAAAGACAATGCTCCGGCTGTCATTCCGATTGAGTCGGCAATTACCTCTCTCGATTTCTTTCCGGCGTACTTCTGCACAACGGGCCAGATCTTCTCCCACAGTGAATCTGATCTTGTTTTGCGCTGTTTGTGTTCTTCAAATGACATTTATTATTTCCCCGATTATCCAGCCGAAACAAAACGCTATTAGCAACGCCATTGCCTCGATTCGTTGTTGTGTTTTGTTCATTCCCATTACCTCAATAAAACCCCGCCTGACTGCGTACCCAATATACTGAAGGCAGACGGGGGGACGTGCTCGTTATGCAGCTTTCACTGCTGCGTCAAAGGTCGATTTCATGTTCTGCGGTAGACGTTCACGGAGGATTCCGATAGCGTCGCTACTCATTCCGTCCACAATCTCGGCAATGGCTGAATCGTCGCCTTGCTCTATGCCTTCCCTGATGGCCGTGGCGCAATCTTCGACAATGGATGCACCCTTGGATAGCAGGTCGCCCACAATGCGCTTGTACTTCGTTACAGAGCCTTTCTCAAAGCTGTTGTAAAGGTTCGTGAACATGCTTTCATCCATCGTGCATTGCAGTACAAACATTCCGAGCGCGTCACTGTTCGTGATTAGTCCGTCAAAGTAGCCTTTCTGTTCGGCGCTGTAATTGCTCAAAGCTGGCGAGGACAGTATTGGCTCAAAGCCTTCATTCTCGTTTGACAGGTGTATGGCTTGTTCGATGCGGTCAAACTGATCTGTCTTCGGCCAGGTCTTCGATGCGCGGCGAATGACAGTCTTTTTAGCCTGTTCTTCAAACCAGTCCTTCCAAGGGCCAAAGCCTTTCTTGAAGCTCTCGGAGGATGCGCGAACCTTCTCAATCTCGGCAATGCTCATCTCGTTGGTGAGGTATTCCCCGGCGCGGGTCTTGGCAATGCACACAAAGCCCACTATGGGGCCGCGATCACGGAAGGACTCATAAACGTGAGTCGGCTCTTTGTCGATGCCGTTGTTGACGTATGTATCCTTCTCATGGACTGGTTTAGCTTGGACCCATTGCATTGACCCGGTAATGGTTGCGAGGTCACACAGGCCGATGTAGGAAGGCTCAAGGAATATCCGAGATTGCCAGAAGTCGCGGCCATCGTTTCCCTTCACCTTCATGTTGCGGGTTATGAGGTAGGCTTGCTTCTTGGCAGGGTTTAACGACAGCCCGATTGCTGCAATGTTGATAATCGCAGCGGCCAATGATTCAGGGCAGGACAATGCCGCATTCATCAATTCCGGCTTGGATTGCAGGAGCTGAACGGCAAAACCTTTTTCAGATTCAAACTTGATTGAAGGAGCTGCAACTTTCTTGAAGCGTTCCTGGGTGAGATCAATCACTTTGTCGTAACGTGTTTCCTGCAATTGCGTTTCCATCTTATTTTCCCCTTGGCACTGTTCGCCCTTTCCCGGCGCTGTCTGTTGATTTTACATACTCGGTACTATCGTCACCAATGCGCCTGTCGCCCTGCAATCGTCGTATCTCGGCGTTTAGTGCCAGCTCTCTATCTATTTCATACACATCGTCTGTAATGCGATTTCGTGACTGCTTCAGCTTACTGTCGGCCCACTTAATAGCAATGGCAAAGGCGACGAACAGAAAGCCAAACACGATGAATGCGTCTACCATGCCCGCCTCCCTGACCGCATACGCTCGCCCTGCTGGTCTTCTGCTTGCATGGTGAGCTTGCGGTCAAGCAATCGCTCAACCCATGCCAATGCCTGTTCTTCTGTTTCGTCGTCGATTGCCATAACGAACGGGATTGCATTTTTCCCATCTTTAAACGTCACTTTGTTAATGGCCATAAACTCAGGCATTCCCGGCGAATCAAAGCTCGGTGGTTCTTCCGCGAATCCATCGTAATCGACATAAACCAGATTGCCTTCAATAATCAAAGTCTCGACGCTCATATAGTCACCTTTAGCGCTGCGCGAAGTCTTGCCATTGAACGCAAGTAATTGTGCCGAGTCTTGTTAAACATCCACCAAGAAACGGATTTGCAGACCGGCGTCGTATAAGAGTTAAGCTCTGCCTTTGCTCTGCGGTACTCGCGGCCATTGAACATCATCATGGTGCGGGCAGTGCGGATTTCAAACTGCTTAATGCTGGCGACATTGCTCATAGCATCCACCCCGCAGCGGTAATGAACGTCAATCCAAAAGCCAGAGCGCACACGATAAAAGGTGCAAACTTCTCTGCCAATTCTTCATTTCTTTTCATTCTGTTTCCCCTTCCTTCTCTTTGCCAGCTTGCCGAGCCTGACCAGCTCAGTGCCGAGCGTGTAGTTTGGTGTTGCGTTCTTGCCTGTTAGTATCTGACTGATTGCTGGCTGGGTTACATTGCAGAGGATCGCAATATCGCCCTGGGTAGCTCCGGCATCCATCATCTCTCTAATTGCCTCTTGCGGTGTCATTGTTATCGCCCTTCCTGATTTGAGATGCCATCGTATAACGGAGCTTATCGGCGGTCAACAAGTTTCGATAAATAAAGTTATGCAAAAAGACTTGCACTCTGCTTGAGAGTTTGCCAAGATGTGCCGACTAAAACAAAAAAGGAAAAGATAGAATGACCTACAAGCAGCAACAAGCCTTTGGGTTTATTGCGCTGCACCCTGGCTGTTCAATCAAGGAGCTTGCCGAGCACTGCGGCATCACTCACCAGTCAGCGTATGAGCGCATAGGTCAACTGAAGCGAGATGGCCTGATCAGCACAGGACTCAAGCACCAAAAGCGAAGGATCAAGGTTATAGCGCCTCCCTTGTAACAGCCGGGAAGGTGGAATAGAACGAAAGGGGATTGCTAATAATTATGGCGAATTATATAATGCGTAACATGAAGACAGAAACACTATGCGTTACATTGCCCGCCGATCTGCGAAAGAAGCTGGTTGAGCTGGCAAAGAAGGAATCACGGAACGTCTCTAACATGACAGCCGTGCTACTTGAGGAAGCTATAAAAAACAAAGCCGCCTAACCTTGACGGGGAGGGGCGGCTTCATTATCACAACTGGAAGTATTATATGCCAAGAGCGCGCAATATCAAACACTCCTTTTTTGTGAGTGAGCAGGTTGCAGACAATTGCCCAATGGGCAGGCTTCTTTTTATCGGACTATGGACAATTGCAGACTACAAAGGCAATTTGCTCTGGAAGCCGAGAACCATCAAAGCCCAATTATTTCCCTTCGACGAATGCGATCTTGAGTCGCTCGCGATTAATCTGGATAAGTCTGGATTAATCCGGTTCTACTCGGTAGACGGTTCGACATACGTCAATATACCCGGATTCCTTCGTCACCAGAACCCGCACAAAAATGAAAAAGCGAAACCTTCTGAAGTTCCAGACTTTACAGCAGAGCTTTCGCAACCTATTGAAAACAAAAGACTCGCGAATAATCCAGATAAGTCGCGATTAAATCACGATGAGAACGGGAGTATTCCTGCTGATTCCTGTTTCCTGATTGCTGATTCCTTATCCCTGAATCCTGATCACCTGAATCCTGAATCCAGTTCCCAGCCTCCGGCTGTTTGCGTCGATGCTTCGCAATCGTCGCCAGCGGCAAAGCGGGCAGCAAAGCCTAAGCAGGAAACCAAAGGCGCGGAAACATGGGGGGCATATTCTAATGCTTACTACTCACGATACGGAGTTGACCCGGTACGCAATGCGAAGACCAATTCCATGATTACCCAGCTTGTTGACAGATTGGGCGAGGATGACGCTCCGCACGTTGCAGCGTTCTACATCCATCACAGCAATAGCTTCTACGTTGCCAATGGGCACTCTGTTGGGATGCTGCTTAGGGATGCTGAGAAGCTACGCACGGAATGGGCAACAGGCCGAAAGGTAACCCAGACAATGGCACGGCAGGTAGACCGCACAGCCAGCAACGCATTCGCCAATATGTTGACCGCACAGGAGCAAGGCAATGACCGTAAGTAACCGAGTAATTCAAGAGCTGGCCGTTACTGCTGAACTGTGCGGAACGGAAATGAGCGATGCTGCTGCGCGTGTTATGTGTGCGGAGCTTGCCGTATACCCAGAGCAGGTTGTGCTTGGTGCGCTGTCTAAGCTGCGCCGAGAGCATCAAGGGCGGTTTACCCTTGCAGCGATAATTTCTCGGCTTGATGATGGCAGACCGGGTGTCGAGGAGGCTTGGGCAATGTACCCAAAAGAGGAATCAGAGAGCGCGGCGGTTACAACGGAGATGCAACTGGCGATGCACTCGGCGTATCAGCTCATCCAAGATGGCGACAGGATAGCGGCAAGGATGGCATTCAAAGAGTGCTATGAGCGTATCGTCTCAAAGAATCGAGCAGAGCGCATACCTGTCGTGTGGCAGATGACTCTCGGGTTTGACAAGAGCGGAAGAGAGGCGGCATTGATCGATGCGACAGTGCGCGGCCTGATTGGTGCAGATCACGCGATGAGCCTGCTTCCTCACGAATTCAGAGAGCGGTTTGCTGAGTCTGTAGGGCAACCAGGATTATTGCTGGCGCACGAAAAAGGCGTAGACCCTGAAGGATTAAAACGGGTGAAAGGAATCATTGCCGGGTTAGGCCGAATCGACAAACAACCGGAGCCAGTGCAATCATACGAAAAAACGAGAGAAGCCTTAGATAATCTGAAAAAGCTGTTTGGGAAGTAAGCAGTGGACGAAATCAGGCCGAGGCATTACCTGGCAGCTTATCTCAAGGCCGGGGGCAACAGAGACAAGGAGCGCGAGGCACTAGCTGGATGCCCGGAAGAATGGAAAGAGCTTGTTAAAACTCACATCAAAATTCAAAAGGGGAAAAACAATGAGCGAACCGCAAAACAAAGCAATCAAGGATTACCTGCAAAGAGGATATGAGCTGACGCACTTGCAGGCAGAGCAATTGTTTGGCTGTAGTCGTCTAGCGGCCAGGGTCCATGACCTCAAGGCTCAGGGGTGCGACATTGAAAGCAGATGGCTCGACGTTGGCGACAAGAGCTTTAAAGCCTATCGCATGAGGATAGACAGGGCGAGTCTGGCGCAATCGGTGGGTCTATGACCCTGGACGCTAATCTTTGGCTCCAGACCGGAAGCCCGGTAAAACAACAAGGGGAAGAAAATGGCAGAGTTCTTGAAGTACGCGATCAAGGAAAAATATCGCCAGATGCACCGCTGCCAGCCGGAGGAGCTTCGGCAGCTCAGATTCGACACTGCGATAATGTGGCGGCGATTGAGGCGGGAGCACCGGAGGTCGGTATAGATGCGAAACTTTGGGGAAAATAACGGGCGTGTGAAAGTGCCGTTTGAGACGGTGAGCGAGATCCGCCATTGCTACCACAGGCACGGAGCAAGACCAAGAGACCTTGCCAGCCAGTACGGAGTGAGCATCAATACAATTTGGGATTGGGTGCGATACAAAACGAGGGTGAATCAGTGACCACCTTGCAGCTAATTAAGATGCCGGGGGGCATGCTGAGACCTGCAAATCAAGTTGATGCTGACAAGCTGGAGAAAGTGCAGAACGGGAGATTACTAAACGCTGAAATCACTCAACCCAGAAACCCCGCATTTCATCGCAAGATGTTTGCATTGTTTAACTTTGGGTTTGAGTATTGGACGCCTGAAGTGGAAAGCGTGAACGGGGTTACGCCTGAAAAGAATTTCGAGAGATTCCGCAAGGATGTATTGATTCTCGCCGGATTCCGCACAATGGTTGTCAATGTCAAGAATGAAGTCAGGTATGAGGCTGAGTCTATGAGCTTTGCGGCGATGGATGAAACAAAGTTTGCCGAGGCATACCAGTCTGTTTTCAATGTGATTTGGAGAATAGTCCTTTCCCGCATTGACGGGCTAACGGAGCAAGTGGTAGAAAATACAATCAATCAGATGTTGAGTTTTGATTGAATCAACGAGAGCAACAAGGGGAACAATAATGAGAAGCGAAACCCGGATTAAGGCATTAGACATTACCGCGCAGATAGAAGCATTTTTCCAAAGCGGCGGCGCGGTCAAGCAGTGTCCTGCTGGGTCGGCCATCCGTGACGATGATGGACTGTCACCCAGGCAGATAGGCGAGCAAACCTACGCAGTGATGAAGGAAAAGGAGGCGGCCAAATGAGCTATTTTGCAGAGGTAACGCATACCGAGTGCGTCAATCGAATGCTATCAGTCAAGGACAGCGTACAGGAGCGCACAGCATTAGAGCTAAAGGTGCTCAGTGCGCTGGATGCAGCAAAAGAAGCGTACTTTGCAGCAGGTGGGAAAGTTGACGTAAGGGCGGCGTTTGAAATGCAAGACCCTGAGAGCGAGGGCGCAAAGCAAGGGAGAATAGACGCTCTTCGGCAATACGATCTCAACCATCAGCGGCAGGCAATCAGAGTCAGCAAACGTGGCAAATAGCAAAAGGCGCTGCGCAGCCTGCAAGAGCTATTTCAGGCCGGAGCAGACATTCCCTGGCACTGTGTCTTGGTGCTCGCCTGAATGCGGTCTAATCGTCGCACAGAAGCGTGCCCCTGCTGTTAAGCGCAAGGAGGCAGCGCAGGAGCGAGCGCAGAATACTGAGGCGAGGGAACGTATCAAGACTGTTGCGAAATGGCGTGCGGAGGCTCAGGCAGCGTGCAATCAGTATATCCGTGAGCGTGATAAAGGTTTTCCGTGCGTATCATGCGACAAGCCAGACGATGGAAGCCATCAGAGGCACGCAAGCCACTACCGGAGCGTGAAAGCGTGTTCCAGCCTCCGCTACCATCCGTGGAACATCTACGCATCGTGCGCTCAGTGCAACTCACACTTAAGCGGAAACCTGCTGGAATTCCGCATTCGCTTGGTTCGTCGGTACGGCCAAGAGCGGGTGGATTGGCTTGAATCTCAGAATGGAGTGACCCGGTACACAATCGAAGACCTGAAGCGCATAAAGGCCGAGTACAAGGATAAGCTGAAGGCTTTGCGCCAAAGCGAATAAAAATATCGATTAAATTACAGGAAAGGCTGTACTATCGTGTAAAAAGGAGTAATATCACTCCCATGCCAGCAATAAAGCGGGCCAAGGGGATAAGAAAATTAGCAACTACCAGTCAACGATTGCCGAGATTATCGAAACTAACAGCCTGACCGTAAAGCCGCATCACGTCGAGGCGGTAATGCGATTGCAATACGATACGCTGGACTACCTGCCTTTCATGGTGTTTGTTTCCGAGTGCTTTGTCGCTGACGCAATGTTGTCAGATGCTGGCGAAGAATTCATGGACAATTTCGCAGCGACGTATAACTGATGAAAGTGCTAATTGCCTGCGAATACTCCGGCACAGTGCGTGACGCATTCATTCGTCTTGGTCATGAAGCCATAAGTTGCGACCTTTTGCCTACAGATTCCCCCGGACCGCATTATCATGGCGACGTGTTCGACATTATCAATGACGGATTTGATTTGATGATTGCCCATCCTCCCTGTACCCACCTTGCCGTATCAGGTGCGCGACACTTTGCCGAAAAGCGGGCAGATGGAAGACAGCAGGAAGCAATCGACTTCTTCATGACATTGGCGCGGGCAGATATTCCGCGCATTGCCATCGAAAACCCTGTGTGTATTATGTCAACAATTTGGCGCAAGCCTGACCAGATTATCCAGCCGTGGCAGTTCGGGCATGGCGAAACGAAAGCAACGTGCCTATGGCTTAAAGGGCTTCCACCTCTCAAGCCTGCCGAAATAGTGAGCGGGCGCGATGACCGGATACACAAGATGCCACCAAGCGCAGACAGGTGGAAACTCAGGTCAACGACCTATGCCGGTATTGCAAGCGCAATGGCTACTCAGTGGGGAACCGTATGACCGCAAGCAAATACGCAAAATCGGCAGGGCTTAAGAGCCTTGCCGAAGCTGTACGCATGACAGGCAGAAGTGCCGACACACTCACGCGATGGCACAAAGATATGCCAGAGTTGTTCCGTGCTGTTATTTTGGGCTGTCTTGAGATCAAGCGCATCGACGCGCTCAAGGATGCGCCTTTGTACTGCGACTGCAATCTGTACACTATCGTACCGACATTGCAATAAACACAGTTTCCCGCCATAATCAATGAAACTGGTTACGGGGATGGACAGATGGAACTTGGGCATCGAATTTTTGCATGGATCGTGGAAAACTTAGCTTACGGGTGGTTTGTAATGATGGCGTTCTGGGGCGGTACGGCAAATTACATCAGCAGGCGCAACAGAGACAAAACGCCATTTTCGATCATTGAGTTAGTCGGTGAATGGTCTATAAGCGGGTTTTCGGGAATCATCACGGCGTACATCTGCATCGATCTCGGACTGTCGTTTGCTTTCACCTCTGCGGCGGCAGGCATTGCAGGGCACATGGGAGGCAGAGCAGTAGCGTTAATTGAGCAGGTAATACTCAAGCGAATGGAAGGCAAATGATAATCACGCAGTTTCGAACATACTTTACAGCCCGCACAACTTCCGAGCTATACGTCGATGGCGTCAAGCTAATCGGCTCCTGCCTGGAAGACATTGGAAGACCGCAAGGCGTCAAGATACAGGATGAAACTTGCATTCCTGAAGGCGTCTATGGCGTCAAGATTACCCTATCAAGCCGATTCAAGAAGCCTCTCATTCTGCTGTATAATCAACCTGCGGATCTGTCTGTAGTTGACGGCACGGCAAAGTGGACAGGAATCAGGGTTCACTCCGGCTCGACGGTTGAGCACACAGCCGGGTGCGTACTGTTCAAGGGTTACGAGGCTTTGCAAGAGATGATTCAGGCCGAGCTAGATGCGGCACAACCTGTTTACTGGATAATCGGGAGAGCGTAATGGAAGGCAAAAGCTGGATAACGAGTAAAACGATTGTGGCAGGCTACGTCGCTACCGCTTGCGGGCTGGCGCAGCTCTTTGGCATTGCTGTAGGCCCGGAAGATCAAGCCACGATTGCCGCGGCTGTCGTTGGTATAGCTACCGCGGTAAGCGGCCTGATGACTGTCTACGGTCGATACAAGGCTACAGAGAAAATCAAGTGACAGCCCTGCTTCAACTGATAAACACCCTGCTGGCAATCCTGAAGCGGGTCATGGCTAAACAGGAGCAGCAGCAGCATGAGAAGACAGTCGATGAGATTCAGAGCAATCCTGGCGCTTTCCTTGCTGACCATTTTGGCCGGGTGCCAGACAAGTCAATCGATCACAATGCCGACAAAGCCGATCCTCGACGTACAAGTACAGACTGACGGCGGCATGTGCCTCAACGCAGAGAGCACGGCAAGCCTTGCAACCTATATCGTCGAGCTAGAACGTGCCATAAAGATTGCTCAGTGATACAATGAAGACCCCGCATAAGAGACGCTATCAATCCCGATAGCACCGCCACTTTCCCTTTGGCGTTATCTCAGAGCGGTTACGGAGCCTTACTCCACCCCCTGACTAATACTCAGGGGTATTTTTTAAAGGTGACTTATGCCGATTAAGAAAGGCTACAGCAAGAAAACAGTCTCGCAGAACATCAAGTCCGAGATGAAGTCTGGCAAGCCACAAAAGCAAGCCATTGCCATAGCTCTTGATACTGCCAAGCGAGCAAAGAAAGCTCGCGGGACGATTGAGTAATGGCAGCAGGAAGACCGCTCAAGATCAAGTCGGCTGAAGAGATGCAGGCAAAGATTGATGAGTATTTTGCAATGTGCAATGACGAGAATCCTCCTCTCGTATCTGGTCTTGCCTATCACCTTGATATGAATACAGAATCACTCAGGCGCTACAGTGCAGATGAACAATTCTATGCGACTGTAAAAAGAGCCAAGCAAAGGGTAGAGATGTATCTGGAGAAACGACTGCAGCAGCAGTCTCCAGTTGGATCAATCTTCAGCCTTAAGAACAACTTTGGATGGAAGGACAAAACCGAGCAAGAGCTATCAGGTCCAGACGGTGGCCCCATCAAGAACGATTGGACTGTGAGGCTTGTAGATGCCAGAGATGACACTACCGGCTAAACTGAAGCGACTGATAACCACCCCCAAGCGATTCAAGATATTGATCGGGGGCAGGGGATCATTT